TTACGATAGATCCTCCTGTAACCATTGCTGCAGGGCTGCGATGTCATCCTCACAGAGCTTCTGGCCATTGCTGGCAAGGTAGTAATCCACCTGCCAGGGTTCTTCCGGATCATCCGGCTCGGTCATCCCTGCAATGATGGTAACGTCCTCATCGTCAATAGTATCCATCGTGATGACATACCGGATGTCGGCATCGCTCCTTCCGTTCATCCAATTTATGTCACCGTTCTGGCCGCCTTCTGTTGTCTTAAATAGCTTAGGCATTTGTCACCTCCTGGGTTAGCGAGTCAGTAAATAGGTCATAGTACCGATTAAAGAGATCCTGTGCTCTTTCGGTATAATGCTGGTCGCCATTGTCAGCATCCCACCAAATCTTTTGGCCCCTAAGGTGCCAAGCGACTTGATCCTCTGCTAATTCCGTTGCCATTTCAATTATGTTTTGTTCGGTCATTTTTTATACTTTCTGTTAGGTTTATTCACTAGCACTTTTACTAGCTTGCCAGTATGTTAGCCGGAATCTTTATTGTACGTCAATACTTTTTTTGCGCTTTTCCCTATATAAGAAAGCTTTGCTTTCCTCGTATAAAAGTTGCCCGGTACTTTGCCCGGCGTTCCAATGCCATACAAACGCTTGCAAGCTTTTCGGCGTACCATTATAAGCGTAAACAATTCAAACGCTTTAAAACGCTATACAATGGCACAAAAAAAGCCACCGTTTCCGGTGGCCTTGCTTGTTAACTTATTATTTACTTATTTCACTGCGATGAATTGCAACTTTTTGGCCTTAACAGCAGCGCGAAAAATTCGTTTTTCATTCAATTGCTTCAATATCTTTTCGGCTTTTTCTTTATTCATTTTTTAACTTTCAATTGATTCAATAACTTGCTTTAGATCATTAACGGAAAGCAAAAACTTGTTTTTTACTCCATCTTTTAAATTTTCCGTAACTTTCGCTTTTAAGATGCCATATTTTCCACTATTGTCTAAAAAGCGCAAATCAGTATTATCCATAGAATAGCAATCCGGCAGCTCACAAGCTTGCTCAAAATCGCTTGCAATGACAGGAAAAGCAATTGATTGACCGCGCTCAATAGCTTGCTTGTAATGATTGATCCTAGCTTTATTTGCTTGGCTATAGGAAAACGTTAAATGATAGTTTGCCAATTCTACGCGCTCAGGGTCTTTTGTGTAATCGTAAAACTGAACATCCGGAAAAGCATTTATGACGTTATAAAAGTCAATGTCGCTTGTTCCATTCAATCGCACGGAAAATTTGCGGCCTTTTCTTTCGGCGCGTTTTTTTGCGCTTTCAATTTCGGAGCATAAGACAGCTTCGGCAATGTCTTTTCGGTATATCGTCAACCAGCTTTTGACAATGCGAGAAACGTCAATCTTATTTTTTCCGCTTCTCTTTTCGATTAATGCGTGCCCGCTTGCAACCAGACAAGCAAGTCGACATCCGGTTGATGCAAACTTGCACAAGTCTACCCCGGCATTTTTACTTGCGCTTAAATATAAAACAAGAGTATCGAAGTTTTCCTTCTTTCCTTTTTCTATCTTCTGCGAACTATTTACGCTAGCGAAATACGATATTTGCAAACCTTTTAAAAGCTTGGCTTTTGTCGTATAATTGTAATCTTTCAAGATCTTTTCGGCTTGCATCAAAATGCCAAACTTTCGCGCCGGGAAGGTTTCAAGCAAGTAATTTTCGGCCAGGTTTTTTAGATCAGTAATATTTTGGGCTTCTTTAGTTTTCATAATAATAAGTTAAGGTTAAGGCTAAGATTAAATGGCAACGTAATCTTCAAAGCGTAAGTAAACGGAAAGCGGAAATTGATCGTTCCACGGAAACCCGCGCTTTACTTTGAAACACAGCTTTTCGTCATTTGAACGAACAACGTGAGAAAACGTCAATATGTCTCGCTCGCTGCATAAGCAAACAAGTTTTTTTGCGTTTCCGTTATAATATCCTGATTGTATAATTTTTGCTTTCATAATGTAATAAGTTAAGGTTAAGGCTTCCAGGAAAAACCAGGATTGAACCAATGGCAAGACTTTTTTTCAAGCAATTCAATTTTGCGCTTTTCCTTCTTTCCTGATTGCAAGGCCTTTCCTCAATCAAAAAAAGACTTCCTAAGATAGGAAGCCCTTGCAAAGAAAGCCTTGAAATAGGCTTATAAGACAGCTTGTAAGCTTTCCTTGGTACTGCATCAATCCATCAATCAAAACGCCATATAACGCCATATAATGGCACAAAAAAAGACTTCCCAAAATAGGAAGCCTTTGCAATTAAGAAGCCTTTTGGCTTAGTAAAAGTAATAACGATAAGCAAAGTCTCGCAAATCTTCAATCCTTTCAAAGTATTGATCGTTGCGATCAATTATTATCCAATATTTCTTTTTCTCTGCATTTGGATAATGGATATAATGCCATAAAGTCTTTTCACAAACATAAGCCTCTGCATCCTCCTCCACTTCATCAATATCAATGCCATAATCGTAATACTGGCTGGGATTGACTTTAAAGACATTCTTAAAAATGGCTTCTCTGTTTTCTTGGAATTCTTTATTCATAGTATATAATATATTTTAGGTTAAAGAGTAGATTCAAGCTTTTGAGCAGTCTCAATCGCTTCCTCTAATGTTTCACATTCAAGACAGATTTCTTTCATTTCATTCTCAAAATGATTTGATTCTGCTTTTATCCAAAATTCTGAGAAATCTTCTGCATCAATGATAGTAGTTTCAGCATTAGGGAAATGCATCTCAATCAAAACGCTTTTCTTTGGATTGTTTTTGTGCAACTCAACAGAAATTGACGCACAACAGTCGTTGCCGTAGGAAACGTCTTGCCAATCTTTTCCCAAAGTTTCCAAAGCTTTAGTCATAAGTGGCAAGGCGATAGATGGATTGTGATTTTCGTACATAATAATATAGGTTAAGGTTGAAACGCCATCTAAAGACTATTTCAGACAAGCTTGCAAGTCTTTTTTCATACCCATTTGCAATCCTAAGTATTTAGGGTAATGAACCCAGGATTAGATAGGGTAAACCTCTGGTAGGTAAATACCCTATAAAGTGGCGGACAATGATCCTACAAGCTTGCAGACAATGATCCTATAAGGTGGCCGAGCAATGTATCCCCTCCGGCTAAAGAAAAAACCCTACTCACTACCGGACATCCAGCCCACCGGCCAGTAAGGTAAACACCCTAGGACTGCCTGAAAGAAAGACCCCGGTTGTTAATGGAGTAAAGACCCCAGGGGTGGGGGCGGTCGAGCTGCCGTGCGTCACTACATATATATATACAACAATCAGCCCCTAAAAAAATATCCCATTCAAGGCGGTCAATCGTGGATTGCCGGCTCTCGTAGAACTCTGTTCTACTCAAGGAGCTTCGATTGCCTGGCTACTGGTTTCTGTGTACCTTAAGGAAGCAGGGCAGTCCTAGTATATTGACTGACCTTTGACTCCCTTATTTTTTTACAAAAAATATTAGTTAAGGAAGTCAAGCCTTATGAAGTTGCAGCCTTATGGTACGCAGTATATCATATGGTCTAAGTCCAAAGCTGTCAAATCATATAATAGGCACTCCATCAGGCGGTTAAGTGTCCAATAAAGTATTGACCCTATGTGTTAATATGTTTGTATCCCTAAGAAGATGGAAGATAAGGAAGAATTGATGCAGGAGATTGCTGAGGCTATCTCTGAGGTACGCCAGGAAAAGTCCCTGTTAAAGCGTAAGTCCTTGACGCTATATGACCCGCAGAAGGTGGCTGAGATATTGTATTTGCATAGTGTAGGTGTATCCCAGACCAAGATGATGCGGAAGTACGGCTTCGAGCGTCATACGATTCTCAGTGTCCTTACTGACTATGCTGACTTCGTTGGCAAGTTCCGCGAAATTTCGGGGAGGATAGCGGCTAGGAACTATCTGAATCTCTCTAGCTTGGAGGAGGATTTAATTGAAAAGGTACGGGATCGTTTGGAGGAGGACCCCGAAATGGAGGTCAGTTTCCGGGACTTGAAGGAGTTATCCATCGCCAAGGCTAATGCTTCTAGGGAGGCTTTGACAGCAAGGGGAGAGGCGACGAGTATCACCGAGGACAGAAAGGTGATCACGCAGGAGGATTACGAGGCTACGATACAGGCCGCAAAGGATAGAATAGCCAAGGCAAAGAAGGTTGACCCAGAAGAGGTCATAGATGTTGAGTAAAAAATGATTATTGATGAACACAGCGAAGATGTGTACGAGAAGGTTCGAGCTATCCTAGCCGAGCATTTTCCTAACTTTTTATTCTGCGTAATGGATGATTCCGGGGATGTTTACTATGATTACACGAACCTGCCCGTTGGGAAGATGTTGATCAATGAAATGCAGGAGGACATCAAGAGCGAAGCCCTCCAGGATGACTGGGTCATTGACTGGGAAGTGGACGAGGATAACGGAGGCGAAAATGCATATTGAAATAGCAATTATGTGTTGGTTCCTGTGCCTCTGCTTCTGGGTTTATTTGATGACTAAAATAAAGTAGATGGAACTGGTATTCACAGATCACCCGATCCTCAAGCCACCGAGCGATGAGGAGATCGTCCAGTTAGGTGAGATTGACCCTAAGCTGCTGGCTGATTTGCACAAGGCGCACGAGGGAAGGATACGGGCAGCGGAGGAAGATCCCCTTCGTCACGGCTTCGACCTCAGCGGTTGGTCAAGGATACGTCAAGCGATTAGTCAATACGATGAAGTAATTACCTTCGGCGGGAACCGTTCAGGCAAGACTACGGGCTGCGCCAAGATGGTTATGCAAGCTGTAACCGAGAACGAGGATGGTCACGTTGTTTGTTTTTCTCAAAATGCGGATACCTCTGTAAAGGTACAGCAGGCAGCGGTCTGGGAAATGATGCCTAAGGAGTTCAAGAGAAAAACGAAGAGTATAGAGGGATACATCAACTTCTCTATGCAAAATGGTTTTACTGGCTCTTCATTTATTTTTCCGGATACAAGAACTCGTGTGGATTTCAAGACATATACCCAGTTCTCAAATAATCAAACTATCCTTGAGGGGTTTGAGTTCGGGTTCAATGGAGCAAAAGAAATGTT